CAAATATGTTTTAACCATCGCATAACTCAGAAGTTCAGTCGTTCCCCAGTAGTAAATATCATTTAAAAACAGTTGATATTTAACACTGAACATGTTATGAGTAATTGTATTTGCTCCATCAAAAGTAAAAATCTTATTTACACCAATAACATTTGGTGGAACTTGAAGATAATTGCTATTTTCATAATAGGAAAATGTGACAGCAGTTCCTACTATATTTGCAGTTGCTGATGTACTAGCAATTCCTACATTAGGTTCATTTGCTTTTGCTCTTCCCCTAGCAATATCTTCTGGGGTTACTTTATATTTGAAGAATGTGGGATATACTCCATCAAAATGGCGTTCTTGAAAGAACTGAATAGCATCATCCACCAAATCATCTATTTGCTCATCAGCAACATTGATTTCCAAAACTGGTGCTCCCAGTTTTCTTTTGCAATAATTTATAAGTTCTTGTCTGGTGGATGGTTGTGCCATTATAGTTTATCTAAACTTGAAATAACTTCTTGTTGTTTTAAATATAATTTAATATAAGATTTTGCAAAGTTTTTTAAAATAACAATATCATCTATACTATCTATATCTCTAGCAATTTTTTCATATTCAAACATTTTATTAATATTTTCTAAATCTATATCTGAAGGTTTCATATTTTTTTTTTATATCAAATTATTCTAGAGCAACAACTCTAAGATTTTTTAATCTTAGAGGGTATGCTTGATTTGTGGATGATCCTATAAACTTAATTCCATAATATTTAAATGGAGATAAGTTATTAATAGTATACACATATTCTCTATATGGAATTTGATTAGCAGAAAATCCTATCGTACTAGTTTTTTCATATTTGGTGTCCGCCAATCCACTATTTTGACTCGAATCTATGATTTGACCTGAAGATGTTAGGTTTTGATATCCCGGAAATAAATTGTAAACCATTTCTTCATTTGGATCATTCAAAATAGCATACATACATCTTAAATCATTATACAGATTTATGTGTGCCGTAATATACACTTTTATAGAAGTTGCCGAAGATTCTAGACCGATTGGTTCTGTGGCATAAACAAAAGATGATGGATCTTCAGTAAGGGAAGAAACTCTTCCATCAGAAATATAATCACTAATAGGAGCATCTATCCTATTAGAAATCAAAGTAAGTCCAACTCTTTCTAAATTAATTGCAGGTGAAATATATGAATTTGAAGATGATAAATTTAACGCTAGGTTTAAAGATTTTTTCCCGGGGAGTGTAGTTAGATTATTATTTTCATTGACTTTGGAGCAGATTAATCTTGGTGATTCAAAATAATTGTCAGATTCTAAATTAATAGTTTGGAAACCAGAATCTTGGAAAGATGGGTCTGAACTATTAATAGAAGTTCCTGTAACAGTTCTCACTGAAGCGTTTATGTTTGTTCCTCTTGGAGTAACAGAAGTTACGACTGGATTTAAAACTTCAAACTGAATATTTTGAGTAGCATAGATATCAATTCCACCGGTCGATTTTGTTTGGTTGAATGTTAATTTTGGAAATCCTGCAGTTTCTACACTTCTATCAACTTGCCCATATGGTAGTGGGTCTGTTTTCCCTGCAGATGATCTATCAATTTTAACGTGATAGAAATCAAGACCTATTGGATTTGAAATTGTAACATCCGAAAAACTATGAGTTGTGTTTATCCTTCTCAAGGAAACACCAGACAATTCATACTTATAAATTAAAGACCCTGCAGGATATTCAAAAGAAGTTGTTTGATCTATATTTCTTGATATTCCAGTAAGTAATGGTGGAGAAACTGAAGAATTTATGCCCGTATATGAAATAATTTCATTTTCTAGAAGAGCATATCCTGGATTTGTTATTGCTACACCAACTCCCTCAAAAGTATAAAAATCACTTACACTTTCAATAGCAAGATCTGAAGTTGAAGATAATCCATATCCAACCTTTGTTATTGTTGGGGAAAGATCAGAGATTGCTCCTGATATTGTTACGGAATTTGTTGAAGAATGCATTCCGTGATTTTTATGATTTACCTTGATATGGAGTCCATCAGATTCTGTTTGTATCCCACCAGATAAGATAGTTACGTTTCCACCAACTGTGGAATTTAATGTCGTTGTTATTCCTGAATTATTAATATATTTAATAACATTACCAGAACCTGTTATAAATTCACCCTCAACGTTATCTAATATTAGTTCATTGATACCAGAAATGTTACTTACAGATAAGCGGAGGTTTCTACCTAAAGAACTTATTCCAATTTGAGAAGCTGTAATAACATCTCCGACCAAGTATCCGGTTCCACCATTGGATATTGTTGCACCTAAAGATACTACTTTTCCATCAGTAATAGTTATGTTAGCAGTTGCATCCCTACCAGTTCCAGTAACTGAAGTCAAAGAAACATTATTAAAAGTAAAAGATCCTGATGATGGTGTATATCCAACTCCCGCATTGATTATTCCTAAAGTTCCCGTAGCAGTTCCTGCAGCACCAATGTAGTTCCCTCTTCCAGTAGAATTTTGTTGAATAACCGTATTTCCAAGTGTTAATCCAGAATCCTGAACGGTAGTCCCTATTCCAATTCTAATTTTATTCGAAAAGGTTTTTAAAGAATCTTGTAAAAGATTTGCTACCTGACCATTACCTATTTCTAATGATGGATTATAGAAATTAATATTACCATTAGAACTAAAGTTTGCTCTGTAAAGTTTAAATTTCAAATCTTCAAAATCACTTGAAGTCCATGTAACAGCATTTTGGGACTTAAATAATGATCCAGATAAAGGTTGCTTTGTTACAATTACATCACCTGTAGTTTGTCCAGAACCAACAGGAACAAAATTTTGTTCTCCCAGTCTAGAAATATAAACAGAATATGCGTCTGATACGGAAGTAATAACTATTGCGTGAAACTGCTCTCCAGAAAGATAAACAGGAGAATTAAAGGTAAATCTCGTTGGAATCGAAGCATCAGAAGATACATTTACCTGAAAGGAATCTAATGTAACTTCTGAGTAAGGATATATTACTTCACTTGGAACTCCAAGTTTCATAGATCGCAATTGCACCGTAACAGGAGCTTCAGTATCTTTAGAAAAGAAAAATAAATCAATTGAGGTCGCAAAAATTCCACTTGTTTTGTCTACATAAAAAGATTGCGCTACAGGATCTATTAATTTCATTGCTTGTTACTTTTTTATATTACTATTTAACATTGTATTTTTTTATTTCTTTTTATTTTTAGTTGTATTTTTTGGTGATGCTGCAACTACTATAGTTCCAGATGGAGAGGCAGTTATTGCACTCGTAGGAGCACTTGTTCCTGTACGAGCTGCTATATTTACAGTTAATCCTTGACTTGTGGCACCCTGTGTAATTTGTTTTACTAGTTTATTTCCTGATTGTTGTGTTAAATTGCCACCAGGAAGAGTAGTAATATTAACATCAAGTCTATTTGCTACCTGTTGTACAGTTCTTACGTTAGTACCATAAACTTGATTATATGCCGCAACTAATCTGTTTTGTGCTGCATTGGCATAAACTGGACCACCCCTATTAATCTGAACCAAAGGAACAATTTGTGGTGCAGGTGGTTTCGGTGGTGCCGGTGTTGGTATTGGAGAAGACACTACTGGTGAACTATACCCAACGGTAGAAGATGCAACTGCTGGAACTTCTTCTAGTGGGGTTGTTTCTACGGTTGTTTGAGTTTCATATGTAATGTTCTCCACAACAAGTACACTTTCTTGAACATTATTTATTGTTCCTTCTGCAGAAAAAACTTTTTCTGCAGTGGTAGTAGAAGTTCCTTCAATTTGGGTATTTGTTGGACTATCAGTAAGTCTAAAAAGTTTTGTTCCTACTCTAAATGATGGAGCTGAAGATGGGTTTGGTGTGGAACATGTTGTTTGATTTCTGATACAAATTACTTTTTGATTGTAATTTGTATCACTTTCACTAACATATGGATTTGGTGTATCTTTACTAATAATTGGTGGTCTTGGTATAAAAATACTTCCTATTAAAGAACCAACTTCATCAGTAATTAATCTAATATCAGATACAACCGCAAGTGCTCCAGAACTCTCTCCTTTTAAAAGATATCCTTTTTCAATGTTTCCGTAAAATTGACCTTGGGATTTGTTGGATAAACTATAAGTATCAATATTTAAAATTGTTGATGTGGAGGAATAATTTGGTGAAATGAATTGCTCCCTCGCATAGGGATTTAAAACATAAGTGTCTGTTGGATCATTATAAGGTCCATATTTATGATTTTGTTGAGCGACTCTAAATTTTGTTGCTAAATCCGACGAATTACGAATACCCCCTGAAGAATCTGATAGTCTTTTAATAATACTTACGGTTTCTCCAACTTGAAAAACACCATAATCCATTGTTATTTCCAATAACTTTGGAAAAGTATATGAAGACATATCAATTCCGTCAAAGAAAGGATAAACTCTCGTAAATGGTTTTAATTTTTTAGCACTAAATTCAATGTTCCTTGATCTCATATAAGGAATTACTGCAGTACTAATGACCTTTTCTCCAACTACTTTATCGTCTAAAGATGTTTTTTCAATATCTTTTTTATTGTCTCTTACTGCAAGTCCATTTTGGGTAGTTATACTTTCGTTTACGGATGGAGAATAAGCAATATCATAAGAAGTAGCACTAGTTTTTGATTCACCATTCCATTGTTTATTCCAAGATCCCCATTCAACAGAATTATACCCAGATTGAGAATCAAATTCCTCAGCAGTTAATTGATTTTCTGTTTTTATAATACTTCCTACTACTTCTATTCTATTAGGGTCTAGTTTAACAGTATCTACCCATATATCAGAAGATGGGGTAAGTTCAATAGAACCTCCATAAAAAGTTCCCCTAAATGGAGCAACACTAACAACTCTTGTTGAATATTTCTGATCTATTTCTACAACTTCAGTATAATCTAGAGTCAACATGGTTCCGGTTTTTCTTATCCCATTACCATTGAAATCAGTTTCAAATTTTAAATCTGCCGTAGGATCTAGACCAGAACCACTAGAAATTATGGATGAATAACCAGGTAATAAATCAATAAATGTAGTATAGTGAGAAGGTCTTAATTCTGAATTTTTAGAATCAAATGAATTTTTAACTATAGTAACTTTCTTCTGTGGAGAAGCATCGGAAAAATCATCAACAAAAATTCCCAATTTTCTTCTATCTAATCCATTAGAATCTTTTATCTGTAAACTTGTAGTTCCAGATTCTAAGAAAGAAAGGGATGTGTAATATTCTAAGTTTTGAATCCTATTTTCAAGTTTTCTAATATCAAACATAGTATATCTTCTATGCTCGGTCAATTTAACATTACAATCAGAAACTTTACAAAGATACGCTGGTAGATATACACTAGCAATTTCTAATGAATTATTAACAGGTAATGGTGGTTGAGGAAATTCTGCGGGCTGACCTTTACTTATTTGGAAAATACCATCTTTAGATAAGAAAATCTTGTCTATTCTAGGTAGATAGAATGAGTAATCTAAAGCAAAAGATTCATCTGAAGCAAGTATATTTTTTGATGAATTTTGTTTTTCGGTAAAACTTCTACCAGAAAATTCAAAAGGAGAACTTGCATTTTCCGCAACAACATAGTCAGAAACTCTTGGTCTGATATCAACAATATCAGACACTTTATTTCTATTAACAACATCTAAATCACAATAATCAAATTGAGTATATGAATTTCCAGTTGTTATATCTCCAGTATCTGAATCAGAATATGAAGCAAATTCGTAAACAACCTTTAAACTTCTAACAGGTTCTGCCGATCCAGGATTTCTTACCAATTTACAATAATCCAAAATAGTATTACTTTGCCCCTTTTCCAAAACAAATCGATTGCTTATATCATTATCACTAATTCCAATATTGGAAATTATTGCAGTAACACCAGATTCTTTAAATTTTACCTTCTCCCCGACAGTAAAGAAGTTTGCATTTTTGAAGACATAATCAATCTTTGTACTATTTTGACTAGACACATAAGCAGCAATTGCAGCACTTTCTTCGCCAATGAATTCTTCACCAACTAGTAAGTCTGCAGTTGAATTTGTAACACCATCTAAAGAACTTAAAGTAATATTTGGTAATACTGCATTTGATGTTGTCTGCGACTCAAAAACACCAAAAACAGTTGTTACTTCTGGTTTTAATAAGCAAATATCTTCATCTTGAACTCTAGTTCCGTATGGATAATTTCCATATACTAATCCATCATTCAGTGTAGTTGCACCAACTCCAGATGCAGCATATTTTGATTTGTTTATTGTTATAACTGCAACTTTATTTCTATTTTTAACTTTGGATTTTACTTTACTTTTCCTTAAAGTGGCAATTAATTTACATCCACTAGAACTAGAAGTAGAAAGTCCATTTATTGTTAATACTGAACCTCCAGAAGTGAATGAAAATTTGTCTTCTGTTAAAACTTCATTTGTTCCATTTGCAGTTGTTAATACATATCTTTCTTCATCAAATGATAAAAACGTTTCATTAGATTCTGCTGAGATTGGTCCAGTTGAATTTGAAGTGATATTAACATCAAATTCTTTTCTTATAATTAAATTGGAACTATCTAAATTTACCTCAGATATATTATTTTTTGGTAGTTTTGTGTATAACGTATTTGAACTTGATTTCTGTAGACTTGATGTTAAAATTCTAAAATCACTTGGGTTAATTGATGATGCTGGTAGAGAACCATCACATATACCTGCAACACTAGCAACACTGGTAATTGTAAGTGAATTTTGAGATACTGATGTTACCTTAGAGTAGGTTACTGTAGAAAGTCCTGGATTTGTATATGATACTAAACTTCCAATTTTGACATTGCCGACAAATATATAATCTGATGATCTTACCGTGCTAATTCCCCCACCCTCGGCACTAATATTTACCGATCCTACTGATGAAGAAACATATTGCTTAGTATCAGCACTAAATGTTAAAGCTGTTCCAACACGTCCAAATAAAGATTTTACTTCATCTAGTGTATGTTGAGTAACTGCTATAGAAACTCTGTTATTTTCTATACCATTAAAGATTAATTTTTCCCCAACAACAAAACTACCACTTGTATTATATGCAGTAATAATTCCAGAATTTCTCCCATCATATCTTAAGTAACCTTTTGCCCCACTAGATTTACCTTTAACTTGGCAAGGCGTGTTATATAAGATATCGGAATCTAATTGACTGTTTAATGTAATCTCAGTGTATAATTGAGTATCATATAGTGAAATATCCCATTCATTGAGATTGGAATTTGATGAACTATACGATCCAGACTCTAGTGCAAAATCATATACTCTAGAAATTCCAATTTCTTTTCCAGGAGAAGTTGAAGATGAGTCCGTTATAACTCTAGAATCTCTTAAACTTAAAGAATATGAAGTTGATAATCCTAGTCTTGGTGATCCAGAAACTCTATTTAAAGAAAAGGTTGAACCTGTATTATAAATTACTTCCTGATTTTCTAATAATTTAGTTGTCCTTGGTTTTTCAAAATCTAAAAATGTTGGACTTATTGTAGAAACTTCATAACCGCTAATGTATGCTTTTAATGGTGATATTTGATAAGATCCTAAACTTTCTGATGCAACATTATTGTTATAAGTTAACCTAGCATCAGAGAAGATTCCATCATTACCTCTAAAATCATTTAAAGTTTCTCTTACTTGCAATGATGGTGGATTAACATAATAGTCACCATTTGTTTCGTAAGTTCTTCTTGCCAGTTCGTCTAAGAATAAATTGTATTGTGGATTTCTAATTATTGAAATTAATTCACCATCCTTTACTTCTAGTAGTTGGACAAAATCATTCCCAACTTCATCGTCAGATGCAATTTTGTCTAAAGATGCGGTTATTCTTAATCTATCTGCTCCTGGTGCAGAATAGTTTGAAAATCCCTGAGAATTATCATATAAGCTTTCGTCATCATCCGAAGTTATTATTTCCTCAGTTACTCTTAATCCAATTTTAAAACTTGGTTTGTTTGAGTATTGATCTAAGATTATTACATCTTCTTCTACATTTACAAAATGCCCTCTAATATAAAAGACTCCTTCCGTTAATGTTACTAAAGAACTATAAAATGTAGAATCTGATGTTTCAACAGCAGCAAAAGATTCGTTTTCAGAAACCAATACAACCTTTGTTTCGTCCAAAAAATTAACATCAGAAATAGTAGTTTCTGTTATTAATTCTTCCCCATCTATAAAACCAGCATAAGTGGACGTTTGATAATCAGAATCTAAAAATCTTAAGTATAAAGTAACACTATTCTTCTCTGAAGCTATTGAATCTATTGCTGCAATAACATATGCCCTGACACCACTACTTCTTCCTCTAATATTAGTTCCAACAATGTACGGAACATATGAAAAAATATCAATTCCATTAAATTGATTTTGTAGTCTAACCGCAATTATTTGATTGTTATAATTTATTGCTCCCGGTATAACAATAGATCCCTCTTTGAAAAAGTGATCACCAAATTGTTCTATTTGATTTTGAAGTATTGATTGTAATGTAGTTAATTCCCTTGCCTGCAAAGGATATCCAGGTTTAAAAAGAACTCTATAAAAATTATTATTGATATCAAAATCATCAAAATATGGAACGGAATTTAGGTTAGTCTTTTGTGGCATGGTTCGTTAAAATTGCAAAATAACTTTGATATCTTCTTTTTGATTTGGTGACCTAGTTATTGAAGGTCTATTATCAATGTAAATCATTTCGCCGGAATATTTTTCAACTTCTGGAGTTGAGATTCCATTCGTAAAAGATTGTCCTAGATTGTATGTTATACTATTTATGGTCGTACTTAAACCAGTAAATGAACTATCGATTGGTAAAGTGTTAGTTGTTCCATTAATACTGCCTCCCGAAGAAGAGAACCTTATAAGTTGATATCCATATTGCGGAACAAAATCTGCATTACTTTTTCCTGTTTCAAAACCAACAATAGTTCTATCTTGCCAATATTTTAATACCCCTGTTCTGTTATCATAAGATACAACTCTTCCAACTGCAGTAGCCCCAATGCTTACTGTTTGCGTGATGGTTGAATTTGCTGCAAAAGAAGCAGAAGAAAAACTACCAGTTAACTTTACTGCATATGTGTTACTTGCTTTTGATATACTTAAAGCAGTGTCCGTAGTTCCTGGAGAAAGAGGGTTTTTTAATAGTCCTATTCTTGCAATTTTATTTCCAGTAATAAAATCTGGGTTCAAATCATCATTTTCTATTCTAGAATAAATTAGGACATTTTTAGCACCCAATTCCTTATAGATATCATATCCGTGTCCTTTCAATGGTGGAATTATAATCTCAAATGTTGGGAGTACATCACCTGTTATTCCCGCTGAACTAATGTCAACAGTTCCATAAGTATATCCATAACCACCATTGGTTAT